ACTCTATTTTCGGCATCTGCTGCTGTTTGTGATCCAAATACTGTGGACTCTGTTAAAAGCCTACGAGATAGCAAAGCCACGCTACCAGAGCCACCCTCAACAGTAGGTTTTACTAATGTAATAGATGAGGTAGATCCTGGCATTTCTATATCGCCTGTTTCTATGTAAGCTGTAGCGTTAGCACCAGAGAAGGTAACAATCTTTGCACCATCTACACCGGCTAACTGTAGTCTGCCACCAAGCCAAAGTCGGCTATCAAAGCTGGTCAAAATGGTGTCTAGGTTTCCATAAACATCCATGCCTTCTAAAGTAACGGCAGGAGTAGAGGTAGATGCAATTCTGTCTACAGTAGTTGTTCCGCTAGTCCAACGCTGAGTCTGATAATTGTAGATTAAAAGACTATCAGCAGTAGCTGAACTATTAGAGGCATATGCCCAAATAATTAACTTCTTTGTTGGGTCTACCGCAGCAGACATAAGGTATAAAGTACCTTCATCTACATTATCAAAGAAGAACCTGTTTACTTTTTCGTTACCAATTGGAACTACATTTTGTCCATCGCAGGCATAAAAGCCATCATCGCCTAAGAAGAATGTAGTACCGCCATATTGTATAACTGAGTTTGCCTCGTAGCACCCTAAGTTTCTACTAATATTGTCAAACTGAAATATAAGTGGACTACCAACATATACCATACGATGAATAGAACGATCCATTAATATCAGACCAAACTCACCACCTGTAACACCGACTATAGATCCACCATCGGGAATATCTTGGAAGTCTGCTTGGGTTGTTGCTGATGCAGTCCAAGAGGACTCGTCTCCCAACGCTGACCATTGCACTCTGTTTTGGTAACTAGATTGATAGCCTGATACTACAAAGTCTCGCACTACTGTTACATATCTTGCTTCTGGTGCATCTGCTGCTAGGTTTGCAAATAAAGAAGAACTATTTAAATTAAATCCCTGTAATTTATCAAAGCCATTAGCTGCAACAATTACATTACCAAATTGCGTAAATCTAAAACGCTGATCGGTAGGAGTTGTATAGTTTCCTGATTTGGACACATTGTTTAAATTTAATGTTCCAGAATCTAACTTAAATAACTTTGTAGAGCCACCAGCAAATACACTAGTAGCTCCTGCTGTTGTTTTGCCTGCAACAACATTGTTAAGGTTTTCGGATGCTGCTAAAGAATAATCTACTACTGTAGGCAATGCACCATACCCAACGAGTTTAGAGTAAACATTCTCTGCTCGTCTTAGACCATTAGTAATGCCTGGCTGATCTGGAGTCCACTCCCCGAAATTTATTCTACTTATTGCCATTGTGAGTTTCCGCTAGATATATTTGACCAAGTTGTCGTTGTAGCTGTAATAGCTGTCCAAGACTCTGAGCCTGCTGTCTCTGCTGTCCATGTTGTAGAACTAGCTGATATTCCTGTCCAAGCCTCTGACCCTGCTGTCTCGGCTGTCCAATTATCGCCTAATCTATTACCACTTGCTACGATTGTGGCATTTGCTGTAATAACTGCATTAGCAGAATAAACTGCTTGTGCTTGTGCATCTACATACGCATTGGCAATAATAAAGCCTTCTCCTGCGTACTCTACACCACCAAGTGCTGTTACTGTTGCTGTGCCTGTTATTTCTGCAACAGATGTTCTAACCCGAATAGCCTCAGACTCTGCACTTGCATTGCCTGTAATTGTCGCATCACCTGTTCTAACTCGAATACCTGTGCTTTGTACACTAGCCTCTGCATTGACATCAGCAGATCCGACCAGTATTGCAATTCCTGTTGCATCAACTGTTGCGATTCCATTTACTATCCCTTCTCCGACCAATACCCTAATAGCTTCTGCTGTAATAGAAGCATTGGCTGTTATGTCTCCCGATGATGTACGGATAGCAGATCCATCAGCTACTACTGTTGCATCTGCACTTATGTCTGCACTAGCATTTCTTGTTCTTTGTCCTGCTGCAACAACAGAAGCATCTGCTGTAACAAGTGCCTCACCTGTGCGTTGGCGAACACCATCCACACCAACTGTAGCATCTGCTGTAATAGATGCAGAGGGGAACTTAACACACAGAGTATTCCATACAGGATCATCAAACGAGATATTGAGTTGGTCTAGATTCCCAAGGGAATCCATGTCCTCTAATCTCCAATTACCACATACTTCGTCTGTTTCCCAAGTATGATCGAATGAGTATGGTACTTGCTCTAAAGTCCCGAACTGATCTAACTGTTCGAGAGTTAATGCCATTAGGCTAGGGTAACTGAAAGGCTACCAGATGCAATCTTAAAGATGTCTCCTGTATCAATCGCCTTAGATGTCGTAAGGGGTGTGTGATATAGAAGGTTTCCTGTTGTCAACGCATCTAAGATACCGATATGGCTAATCGTTCCCCAAGAGCTTGTAGCTTGATCAAAAGTAATATCTGCTGTAGTTACGCTTGCACCATTGCTAGGCGCGCCAAAGGTAGCAGATTTACGAGCATAAGAACCACCAGTACACTCTGTGCCTGTATTAGCATCTGTTGGGTCTGTAGTGTAGAGACCAACATAGACTACAGAAGGAGAGGTAAAGGTTGTTGCTCGTATAGTTGCATTAACTAGTGCATTTTCTAGGTAGTTTGACATTTCAGCCATGTTATTTCCTTATCGTGAGGTTACGCGCATTTGTAATGGAACACCCGAATACTCGCTATTTTGGTCTGCATCGGATATGTTTTTGATTGCTCTGTCGTACAGGGTTGCCCATGTCTGACTTCTTGCATCGTTAATTAAGTATGGCTCTGCTTCTAAAAGCGAGGCATAGAGGAGAGCATCTGGATAATTAGCAAGAAATACATTGCTTGCATTACCAGTAGACAATACAGTAGGTTTAGCATAGTAGAGGATCTCCAATGTATATGCTGTATCTGGCTTTGGTGCTAACTCAAACTCAGTTGCCAGGATTGTGTAATAAATTGGTTTGCCACTCTCGTCTGCCGGAGCATCCCTAGTAAACAAACTAGGAGACATATAAGTAATAGGGTATCTTGGGTTGCCTTGGATATGTAAATCCCGAATCTCTAAGAAGTCTGTAGGTAAGGCTACCTTGCCATCACCACTTACTGTTAATGCTGTAGCTGACTTTAACATCTGCCGAGTGCGTAGGTCTCTTGCTGTGCGTAACTCTGCAAAGCTAATAAAGTCTGGAATGACCGATGTTAGATCAGACCGACCTAAGTAGTTTGCTACCGATGTCTTTAAATCGGAATAGGTTGTATAAGCCATAGCTCTCTCTTAATCTTTTGGTACTTCGATGTTATGCCATCCATAGACATACTGCCCAATATGCTTTATCTGTTTGGATAGATCGTGATCTACCCAAGTATCAACTCCTGCATCCTTTGCTTTAATGCAAAAGTAAATGTCCTCGCCCAGTATCTTGTTGTTTAAAAGTTGCTCAAAGTAGAAGTAGGGTTTTTCCATCTTCTTAATGACACTCTGTTTAATCAACATAATTCCACATCCAATCCCATCTACTTTCTCAACGCCTGACTTAGCGTTGGAGTAAACCGCTACCCAATCTACAGAGCCATCCTCGTTAATATGGATGTTCCTAGCTGTAGGGTTAACGGGTTCTGCTCTTGTAGTTGCATTGACCCCAATAATATCTTTATCGTGAGCCATTAATATTTTTAAGGTATCTTTGGGAAACCTCATATCTGCATCTACAAAGAGCAGATAGTCTGCCTTGTTTTCTAGTGCTGTTTCTACCAACTTATTCCTCTGGTCAAATATTAGCGTTCCAGAGCTAGTAAACAGGTCTATATCGTGTTTTGTGGTCTTAATCGTATACGCACACATTGCTACTAAATCAAACGCTGTAGCGACTTCCATTTGCCCTCTAGCTGGCATTAATATAGCGATCCTCATACTTGACCCCCTCTAGTTCTAAATACCTTATTATCAGGGTTATTTAGCCACTTTTTGAGGGCTTTTTGGTCTGTTATATGAAAGCCTCGCATAATTCCCATTACATTTAGAGTCTCAATAATCTCCAAAGGTAATGATGCTATTTTATTCTTTGCATCGTATGGGGTATCTCCCCATCCTGTCTTTTCACTACGCTGATTATATTGTTCCTTTGTATGGTCAATAAAATCGTCTAATTGTGTTTCTGTCTTAATAATAAGACCGCCCTCGCCATCTGCGTAGGCTGTTTTTACTACTCCGTTTACTACACCTAAGTTACCTCGTTTGCCGAGTTCTGACATAAAGACTCCTAGAAAGGGGGCAGGTTTTGCCCACCCCCTATTCTACAACTTATCTACTATTTATCAAGATAAGTCGAAAGCACCACCATGAGCAGCTTCATTGCGAACTTCTAAGGTTAATTCAGCCAAGATTTGTTTCTTGTCTGCATCGCCTACTTTTGCAATGTCGTTGGTCTGGAATGGTCGCAGATACGCTAATGCTGCATACTCAGGATCGAGTACGAGGGCATCACGA